CTTGGTCAATATCTTCACACTTATGAATGGGGTTCTTTTTAACTCCAATATAAGTCATACCTTCCGATACTTGATTGACGTAGTCTGATGTAAATTTGAGTTCCGCTAACTCTGGCATAATAAACTGATTTAGTTATTATAGTTTTGTTTGCTCAGTTGTTTCATACAAATTCCAACTGTCTTCCCAATAAACATGGTCGTTATTTGAGTTAATAATCGTATTCATCATAATCGTCTAAGTCTGTAATTGACTTTACATTTTTAAAATTAATACGTGGTTCTTTGCTGCGTTGCTTTCTCTTTTTAAACTGCAGCTTTCTGCGACGGTCGTCGTCACTGTCTTGGGCCTCTAGAGGCTTGCTCGACTTCTTCATTAGAAAATTGATTTAAAATTATTTTTCTGTAGGAGGGGTAAATTTTGTATCTGAGTATTCCCATGAATTATTTGAACACCAAACTGGAGGTATTGTTCTGTTCGGTCCTTCTGGGAAATAAGGATTTACATTTGGATTGTAAGGAATATAAGTATCATTAGATTCTTTCAATAAAATTACAGCCTCTTCAGCCGTGATTTTCTTCTCATCTAAAAGTCTTTGTACGATACTAGCTTTTGTCATAATTGATTATTTGTAATTTATATAGGGTTATTAGCTAAAGTTTCTTTTTGTAGTCTAATAACCAAATACATTTTTCATATTCTTCGTAGAATTCAAAATGATCTATCATTTCATCTATTTGATCTAGATCTGGTTCTGCTCCTGGCTCTATGAAAAATATGGGAAGTTCATCTGGTATATCGTCGCCTTGGAGCTGAAAGGTGAGTGCCATGCAAATAGCCTCTATGGTTGCTTTTCCAGATAGTAGTTTAAATGAGTTTTCTATCGATTGTTGATATGGTGTCATAATTTACTTTATAGTAGTGGACCTGCGCTACAAGAATGTTCTGCAGCTTTTATCCTTTGCTCTTCTATCCATACCCAATAGGCATGCCATTTCTTAATTCTTTTAACTACTTTCTTAATCATAATTTCTGCCCTGCTACATGAAAAGTACCTGTAGCATCATCATGTAATTTTTCATATTCGTATTTATCTTTGATAAACTCATTCAAAGCTTTACCTTGAGATTCTGCACTATTAAAAGAGATCCAATCTTGTACACTAACATCAGAATAAACATAAGATGCATGGTTAAAATGTACGGTTAAAGTTTTATGTTTGAAGTTATATGCAGCTGAGGTTAACGTTGAACTGTCATAATGTGAAATTGTCTTAGTTATCATTTTAAATAATTTAGTAGTTATATACGTTTCTTAACTATTTGTTTCTCTAAGCCATGTTTTGTTTGATTCCAGGCCTCACACACTAGATCAAAATACTTTTGTGAAGCCCACTGGTCATCAGGTCTGAATGCAGTAACTGGAGTTTTATTCATATAATTAGCTTTATAGAATGGTTTACCTTTCTCTTCCTTTGTAACTCCAGCATTATGGAAAATAGCATTCTCATGCCATTGTTCAACTAAATTAGTAGCCCATGTAAAATTTAAGTCATCATCAATCACTGTTTCATAACCACACTTCCACAAGTTCCATAGCACTGCCCACATATCAGCACACCATATTTGAAGTTCGTGCCAATGTGGTCTATCATTCTTAATCTCTCTTATTCTGTCTGAAATATTTTTATACAATCCTTCTGAATCCTTGTATACTTTTGCCCAAAATTTTTCATCAATACCAGGTTGTAGTAAATACTGAGCTCCTCCAGATCTATGTTCATTAGCTCTTACTTCTCCAGGTTCTATGATTACAATCTTACACATTTGTTCCAGTAAGTCATTACCCTTAGATTCAATATATTCTGAACCAATATAACTTCTAGTATCTGATAGGTAACATTGGTGGCTTTTTAACTTGTCTAATAAATTTGGAATAGGTTTTGTTAGCGCAATATCGCAATCATGATAGAATATATGTCTATCTTTTAACCATGGATTAGCTTGCCAATGTTCTTTAAGAAGGTGGGGTCTGATAGATGAAATATAAGATGGTTTTACTCTAATGTCTGGATAATAATAGAATTTTATACCAAATTTAGACCATTTGTTTTCTACTTCTAGAAAGTGTTCATTTCTGTCAGTTGTAGATACTATATGAACGTCACCAAGATTTATTCCGCACTTAAAAAATGACAGAAGCATAGTATCAACTTGCCATCCATAATAGTAAGTAGATGGTTGTGCACAAATATAAATCATATATTATTTATTACGAAAAGAAACCGCCGCTTTCTTTGATCTTAATACCTTGAGTTTGAAGAGCTGTTTGAAGTTGTTTAAGAGCTCTAACGACATCTGCATTATCTCCACCAGATCCACCGCTTGAAGCTTTTTTAATCATATTCACTGGGTTAAGAGCACTAATAGCTCCGCTTAATCCGCCGGTTGCTTCAGTTTGTGCTTCCATTGCTCCACCAACCTGAGTCTGGAATTGAGCTAACATATCTGCTAGATTTTGAAGTGCCTCTTCAAGAGACTCACCCATTGCAGCAAGTATATCGCCTGGATCTCCACCTTCACCTAGAACAGCTAGAGCTTCGAACATTTTTCTAGATTCAACTAATTTCTCAAGATCCATTTCGTTAACAGCAGAAGTAATACCTGGCATAGACTCTTTAGTCTTAACCATTGCACTACCTATAGCCTTCCACATGTGGTTCTGTTGCGCGTAACCATTTGCCATGTCACCTTCATCAACTGGACCGACAAATGCGTTAAAGAACGCTCTACCTTGTTCTGCGTTGAAGTTTGCAAGTGCTTGTGTAATAGGTGGAATTGAGCTACCTAATTTTTCAAAAGTAGTGCCTATAACTGATGTTAAATTCTTTCTCATCGTCAACATCACTGGATCTGAGCCAAATACTGCATCTCCAGTAAATACACCGATAATATCTTGCATTTTACCAGCAAATGCTTTAGAGTCCATTTTACCTACTAAGTCAATAATAGTTTTTACAGACTCTCCTAATTTCTTATATGGTTCTCCAATCATACTAACGATTTCAATACCATCTTCAAATGCAGTAGAACCTTGCCACCAAGATGATGTTGCACCATCATTATCAGAACCAATTGTTGTAAGAGTATCTGTTAGAGCTTGAATCAACATTTGAGTATTTTTACCCACTTTATTCTTCAGATCTCCAACATTTTTAATAGTATTGTAACCTTTAATGTTACCATCTTTATCATAGATAGGGAATTTAAGGTCTGCCATTGCCTGTACACCTTTTGCTAAATTAAGCAGAGGTTCTCCGATACCTGCAACAATTTCAATACCTTTTTCAATAGTGGATTTTCCACCCCACCATGAACCATCATTTGCGTCTGGATTAGAACCAATTTTAGCGAATGTACCTCCTAATGCACCTACTAACATTTCAGTATTTGCAGTAACTTGTTCTGCAGCTGCAGCATCAAATGTTCTATATCCAGTTGCTTTACCCTCTTCATCAAATCCTAGAGGGAATTTAAGTAATGCCATATCTTGAACACCAAGCGCTATATTACTTAACGCTTCTCCCATGCTCATCACAGACTTAATACCTTTTTGTACAGCACCTCCACCCTTTAAGAAGCCAAGTAGACCTCCAGGAGAAGGAGAACCAAAATCTACAGTCATTTCACCATTTGGACCCATGATAGTTTGTTTACCACCCATTCCAATCTTAGCGAAAGGAACTGCAAGTGAACCAACCATCATCATAGTGTTGGTGATTACTTTCTTGAATGCATCACCACCAATAGTTTGATATGCAGTAGGTTTACCATCTTTATCAAATCCAGTTGGGAACTTTAACATTGCCATGTTTTGTACACCACCAGCGATGTTAGATAATGCTCTACCCATATCGAGTACTGAAGAAATACCCATTGCGACTGGATTACTTCCACCTAAGCCGAAGAAACCTCCGCCGCCACCGCCAAACTTAACGAATGTTTTCTTACCGTCTGCATCAAGAACTTCCATCTTTTCACCAGCTCCAATTTTCTGGAATGGAACTGCTAATGTACCAATCATTAATGAAATTTGAGAACCTAGTTTTCCTAGGTCAACTCCTGATTCTATTATTTTAGAAAATTTAGTTAAACCAGAACCAATTGTAATAAGTGCAATACCAGCTCCTGTTAGAGCTCCAGCACCTAATAGAATACCTGCGGCAGTCCAAGGCCACATAACCATTCCCTCTCCGATTGCTGTTAATAAATTAACTAGTCCTGGTTTACCATTATCTCCAGGTTCTAACATTTTCTTAGATTTATCGTATGCTTTTGACATTGCAAAAAGACCAATACCAATTGTTATCATTGCAACACCTGCTACTATTAAAGCTCCAGCTCCAAGTGCTATAAATGCTGGTATTGGACCTGCTCCAGCAATACCGAATACTACACCTAAACCTCCAATCGTTGCTAAAATAACTCCCAAGGTCATAAATGGTTTATCTCCTAATGCTTTCTTCATTAATACAAGACCTGCACTAATAACCACTAGTGAAATACCTCCTACTAATAATGCCATAGCACCTCCCATAATTTGAGACTTAAACACACCTGCAAGACCAAATGCAGCCGCAATTGCACCGATTAATAACAGAGGTACAAATGAATTAACAACGTCTTGACCTCCCATATTGGCACCTACTACTTTAGTAAAGAATAAGAGTGCAAGACCTAATACGAAAATTGATAATGATGCGAACGCTAAGGCTCTGGCACCACCATAAATTTGTTTACTGAAAATACCTATAATTCCAAACATTAAACCTACTGCACCAACTACCTTGGCTATATTAAGTAGAACATCAAGTGGCGGAGTAATTAAATCAAATAGAGCTAATGCAATACCAAGACCTAAAATAGCTCCAGCTGCAAATAATAAACCTTTAGCACCATCTTCTATTTTATCCGTAATCTTAAGATACTCTAATAAGGCAAATGTTAGACCAATACCAGCGATAACTGCCACTGCAACCATAAGTCCCTTTATAGCTGGACCTGCAATAAAACTAGTTATTGCTAGAACTGCTATTGTAGCTCCTAGTCCTAATGCTACTTGAAGTAAACCTTCACCAAATGATTTTAGTGCTTCTACCTTTTTCGCTGGCAGGAGTGCCGTTATTAATACAAAGGCACCTACTATAATTAAAGTTGGAATTATAGCCTTTAATGCGAAAGGCATAAGAACAGATGCTAAGGCTAAAGAACCTACTAGGAAGAGTATTGATTTACCTACATCTCCTAACATTTGAACTTTCTCTAACTGCTTTTCATCTAAATTTCTAGTAGCTAAATTGACAGCCATCGTAAGTGCAAGTAATGTAATTGCTATAAATGGAGCACCGATTGCTGCAATAATTAAGAGTGGAGTTGCCAGTACCATGTACCCAGCAAATTTAAGAATAGATAGACCCACGTCGCCTAGTAAAACTAGACCTCCGACGAGAGCTTCTGTCTTAGCTTTTATTTCATCACCACTACCTTCAAGGTTATTTATAGCATCTACTACAAATTGTAAACCTTTACCAAGGGGTTCCATTGCAGGAGAAACTATTGCAACGGCCATTGCATTTTTAAGGCCACCAGCACCGGCTCCACTTTTACCTTCTTGAATCTTAGTAATAGCTTCTGTTAGCTCATTGACTTTTTTATACAAGTCACCACCAATTGCTACAGATTCTGAACTGGCTTTAGTGTTCGCTTCAATGTTGCCTAAAACGTCGCCTTGGTTACCTAAACGGTCAAAGGCATTTTGCATAAATTTTAAATTCACTTAGGACTTGTAGATTTTTTTTTAGTACATAGGAACACCACGGTAAAAGTGGTGCTCCTTATTACTATATTATATATCTCTTACATCTTCGGCATTCTTAGCGATGGCGTAGAGATCTTTGGGGTTTTAGGCATCTTAGGAGTATATTGAGATCTCATTGATGACATCTGCTTACTCTGTTGTTCTTGAGATTCCCCTTGTTTTTTGTTTTTCTCCTTAATGTACTCTGAGAGGTTCTTCACGTAATACCAATACTCGTAGTAATACATGTTCTCAATCTCAGAGGGTTGCATTCGGAGATGAATACCCAGATAGAACTTAGTCTTAAAGTAATTCTCCAGCGAGATCTGAAATAATGAAAAGACTTTTGATGCCACCTGGGAAGTCAAGAGGGGCTTTCGCCGACTCTCCATCGAAGGTAGTTTCTAATTCGGTTTGTACACCGATTTTCATTCTTTCAGCTAGTCTGTAGACTACCATAAACTTTTTCTCGTCCCAGCCTTTATATTCCATTTCCATTTGGAAAATCTTATTAAGATTTAAAGTTCTCCAATCGGCTTGCATATAAGGTAGTACTTGAATAAATGCTTTATCAAAATCCTGATCTTTTTCTTGTCTGTCTTTTAGATATTTTGTAATCTCTTGCATGATACCAATTGTTGGTGGTTTCATTCTGACAGTACCAGCTGATCTGGTTTTAATTACATAAGTTCTTTCTTTTACATTGTAATACTTTTCAATCTCTTCATCAATAACGGTTGGTACTAGATTCTTAACAGACAATTCTATGTCTACAGTTTTCTTAGTCTTCTCAGTTCTACCTTTAAGCATTAACTTATTCTCTGGTTCTGGGAATGAAAGATCTCTGATAGAGAGTAATAGAATAATTCTGTCCTCTTCTAAAATATCTTTGTAAGACATTCTCTTACCAGCTCCGTTAAATTGAGCACAAGATTCTACGATAGAGTTTAGTTTATCTTCCATATCGATGTAATTGTTTTCATCCATAGTAGAGAAGTGTCTAATCTCAGCAGCTTTTGCAGATCTAATTTTAATAACTGTATCTGCTGGGTAAAATTTACCTTTAGATGGTAAATCTTCTAAATCCAAAACGTGCCATCCTAATACTTCATCTGAAGGTCTAGCTATTTCTGGACCAAAACTGTCCATATTAACTCTACCCAAACCTGATTTATCTACAGCGGCTGCCATAGCACCAGCTTTTTCAGATGTATCTGTATTAACATCTTTAGCTTTGTCTTTTGCATCAAGAGCTTTTGCAGCCGCGGCTTCTCGCTCTTGGTCCATTTTGTTTAATTCGTCACTCATATTATTTGTCTTTTAGGTTTTTAAGTGTTTGTTTAATTATTGATTTCTGTTCAACGCTTCTCTTAGATAATTCATCTTGTATCAAATTTCTAATAAATGCGCTAACAGATATGGGGCGTTGCTCTTGCTCAAGCGCGTCATTTAAAATGACTCGGTTGACTTCGCGAACCTCACCTTCAGTTAAAAGTACCTGAAGTTTTTTTGTTAGTTTGTCACTCATAATCTGTTATTATTAGAATAATATATTATATTTTCTTTGGTTAAAAAAAGAAGGCGAATAATCACCTTCTTTCTTATTTAATTAAATTAAATTTCTTAATTTAGTTCTTCATTGAAGACATCACATCTCCAAGTTACTTCTAATGTTGCAGCATCTGCAGTCTCATAGTTTAATTCACCAGTGAAACCTAATCCAGATGTTATGAAACAATCATCAAGAGTTACTTTTCTGTAAATATCTCCTGCTCTATTAAACTGTACGATAACAATTGTACCAACATAATCCTTCTTGACACCCATTTCACCGGTTTCAGGGTTGTATTGTTTTCTGTACCATTCTCTGAAAGACTTGTAAATGTAAGCCTCGTTTGAGTCATTTAAGTTTAATGAGAAGTTAACTGTTACATCGATTGCAGTTCCATCAGGCATTCCAGCGTAAGATCTAGTTGAGAACTTATACTTCTGCTCGATAGCTGCTACCTCTCTGTGTAGTGATTCCAAACCTGCAATAGAGTTAATTTGTTGTAAGAATAGTTCCTGTCCAGATACGCCGGCTGGAGGTAAAATAGTTACCTCAAACAGGTTAGCCTGTACTGGCTCAAAGTTCTTACCTTTTCTACTAGTTTGGTCTTCTGAATAATGTGGTAAAGCCATATCGTTTATTTTCTTTATTTAGTTTATATATTCTCGTTTTTACGCAAAGTTTCCTGATGCAATTTCACCTGTGTTAAGTACAGTTACTCTCGATACTAGAATCTCTAAGCCTTTAACTGGTTCAACAAATGTATCTAAAATACCCATGTTGTTGTCGATAACTTCAGTCGTGTTGTTAGTTGTGTCCATGATGTTTCTGTAATCGTATACACCACCATCTTTCTTAACTGACTCCATGAAGTTGTCTGCTAAAGTTTTAATTTCTAATCTAGTCTGAGCAGTATTGAACTCAAATAGGTAGTTCTTAAGGATTTCTGCTAGTCCGTCTTCGATGAAGATTAATACTTCTCTCACGTGAGCTGAAGAAAGAGCTGACTGAATTCCTTGCTGTGCAGTCTTGTTACCTTTAATTGTTAAACCTACGCCTCTTTCGAATACAATCGGGTTATATCCAAATGGCTCAAGTACATCTCTGTCATTCTTGTCGAACGCAAATTCTAGTGACTGTACTCCAGTTCCACCTACAACACCTCTTCTTGGACCTGCAATGATTGACCATGGCAGAGCGTCAGAGAATTTGTCGATGTAGTTATTAGAAATATAAGCAGCTGGTGGAATCACCTTAGTTCTGCCGTTTTCAATAACATTTAAACCTGGACCGTAGTAGAATCCGTAAGTTGCACCCTCGTTAATTGAAGGTAAAGTATACAATGCACTTGGGTTTAAGTTTAAGTTACCACCTGTTGCTACGTTATTAATATCTAAAGCTCCTGTTAATTCATTTAAGAATGAAGGGTTAGTTGAAGCTTTTAATTCTTTAATCATTGGAGCGTTAAGAATTGCAGAAGCATTTTGTCTTTCTTTACATAAGAAAGTTAATTCTTCTTTATTCAAAATACCGCCAGCCTCTAAAGAACCGAATGTATCAATAACATATCTGAACGTAATGTTATCTTTATCTACTAATGCGTTACCTAAACCAGTACCTGGCTTGATAGCTCCTAGTAGAGATGCGATTGTTTTTTCAGATTGAGATGCTCCATCTAATGGGAATACTTTGTAAACACCTGCAGCGTCTTCGTATCTCTTAAGAGCGAAAGCTGGTTGAGAAGATACTGGTCTGTGGGTTGTGAAAGTATAATTACATGTAACACCAGATACTGATTTTACAATCTTTTTAATTCTTGATAGTTTACCACCATCACCTGGTACGTACATTCCTACTTTAATGTTGTCTGTAAATGTATCGTTAACTACGTTATCTTTGTAGAATTTGAATACACCAGCACCCATGTCTAAGAATGACCAACCAGATTCAAATGCAACTGCTCTCGCGTTTAACTCTATATTGTTAATAGAGAAGTTGTCATTTACTGCTGATTTCTTACCACCAAATGGTGTGTTTGCTAAAATCGTTCCGTTTCCTACTAATGTAGATGAGAAACCAACACCACCGCCTGCAGTTGATACTAAGTAAGAACCACCACCAAAGATAGAGTCGAAATGATTATCATTAATCCCACCAATTCCAATGTACTCACCAGAGTTTTCTGATAGTAAGTAAGTTTCTGGTCCGTTAACACCTGCAGCTAATAATGTGTCACCAACTGAATCAGGAGTTGCAGAGAAAACTAAGTTTCCGTTATCATCGATTCTTGCTTGTACATCTGCATTCCAAGTAGCACCTGCAGTAGAATCTGTATATTCTTCATAAACTCCGATTTGCTGACTGATTGCTCCGTCTGCTACGATTTCTACTTTATCACCAGCTTGGTTGTTAATAGCTGTAATTCTTACATACTCATCAGTTTGTGCTGCTTGTAAGAATTTACCTACAACGATTGGGTTTGGTAAACCTGCTAGAGTAGCATCTGTAAATCCAGCGTCACCAGAGATAACCATTGAGCTTCCGTCAACTTGTGTTTTACCATTGAATGCAGTAAAGTCTGCAGTTAATGGAGTTACAACTTGTTCTACTCTGTGTGAAAGTACTTCGTAATCTTGGTAAACATTGAATCCATTACCTACTAAGTCGATTTGTGGAAGTGCATCTTCTTGGATAGCACAGAATAAACCTGTTCTTCTTGCTTCTAGGTTGATTAAAGTTTCAATGTATAATAGTCTTCCTTCGTTATCCATAAATTCTGGAATTAAAGAACCAGAGTATTGAGCTAATAATGTAACTTCTCTTAGTCCAACGAATTTAGCTAATTGATCTTTTTCTAAACCTTTAGCAGTAAAGAACTCTCCGTAAGTTGGATCGTTATTTAAAGCTTGAGAATCAAATTTACCTTTGAATACAAATACATCTACCATGTAGTCTGATACGTACTCATCAGCTTCGATTCCTTCTGGAATATTTGCTTCACCATACCATTCTCTTGCAGTAACTTCAAAACCTCTTACATCTCCAGCTTGTCTTACGATAACTGAGATAGGATCTTGCTTGATATTTACAAATGAAATAGCGTGGTTTGTGTCTTGTGCCGCAGCAGCTAGTAATTTCTCATCTGAAGGATTCCAAAATTTGTCTGTATCAAATACATCACTGTATTCTTTTAATAACTGAGATGCTCCATTTGCTGGTACAGAAGTTAAACCTTCTTGTGATGAGTTAGTAGCTGGAGAGAAAATAGCTACTTTGTCATTCGCATCTGCAGTTGTCATGTTAAGAGCCAAAATTGGACCTCTAGATAAACATTCTAATGCTGATCTGTGGAAAAACATATTTTTCTTTTCTAAGGACTTGTCTATTCCGCCGAAAACTTGTACAAATTGCTCTGTATCTTCTATTAAGACTGGAGTATTGTAAGGACCTTTTTTAGATCTACCTACTACTAGTCTAATAGTCTCCGCAGGGATGTTTACGGTTTGTGACTTGTCAAACTCCAGACGATATACGCCTGAGCTTTTGAACTGTAATAATTGAGGACTTAATGCCATAGTTGTTCGTTTTTATTTTTTAATTCTTTTATTATATATCCCTATGCTTTTGTAAATTTATTTCAATAGGTCATAAATATCATATTGTAAATCTCCAGCCTGGTCATTATCTTTAAATAGTATCTTTTCCATCTCATCGTGAAGGTCTGGATCTATGAAATCCAGAAGCTCTTCTATAAAATCTGCATAGTCTGTTGTGTTAAAAAATTCAGTAGCAGTAATACAGGTCATAATTACATCGTCGTTGCCCATTTGAGCCCCATAACTACCGTTTGGAAGTGTTCCAAATAATGATGCCTCCGTCACTGTTACTTCGTCTGTTAATTCTAATCTATTTATCTTGTAAAGCTTAGCAAAATTCTGGCAAAAGATAGCTTTATTGTCAGATTTTAGTTTAATTCCTGGTTTTAGAGCTCTACCATCATGTCTGTGTTTAAATTTTACTACCATTTCATCATCGAAATCATTTCTTTGTGGAAAGATCTGTCTTAGGTAATTAAATAACACAGTACCATAAGTATTATATTCAACAATCATTTTCACGTTCTCTGAATAAAATATGTCGACTGATAATGTGTATAGTACTTTTGCAAAATCTTCAATTACATGTTCATTAGATCTAAATCTACAAACTTGTTTAAATTTAAAGAAATCATACATTGCACCGGGATTAACTACATTTTTAATCTCTTCACTATTCATCGGACTAACTTGAAAGACATTAATAACTGATGCATCACCACCATTACCCTCTGCAATATCTACTGAAAATAACCAAAAATTCTCTGAAGCTTTACATGAATCAATGTCAAAATCTGGATCCCACTCTAAGAAACCTTTAGTGTCAATAGAAATATAATCAAATTCATCGAAGTCATGATAAACATAAGGCTTCATTCTTTTTCTCATCTTTTTCATATCTACTGGGTCTAAGAGTAAATTAGAACTGGAAACAAACTCATTTCCATATTGTTTATTGAATGCTTCAATAGAACCTAAGTTTTTAAGTTCTCTTTCGTACCATTCTTCGTCTCTGTCAGGATGTTGCCACCAGTCGATACGCATAGGATGATATTCATTATCTTTACGATCTGCTGCGGCGTATATTTGGTAAAATTTATTGAATCCATTTGGTGTTGATGTAATTGTAATTCTAGACACTTTAGATGAAGATAATGTAGGATATACATTTTCATAAAAAGAGTCTGCAATCGAAGGATGAACGTGAGCAAACTCATCTAGATATAGATTATGAATTGTAAAACCAATACCGGATTTTGCTGTGGTTGATTGTCCTATTAAACGACAACCATTGTCACATCTTACATTCATAACGTCGTATTTAATAATACCAGGCTTCATGAAGAATGGAAGATTTTCAATAACTGTTTTAGCTTTATCAATAATTTCTTTTGTTGAGTCAGATTTGTTAGCAAGTAATAGAGTATTCTTGTCCATATTGAATGTTAAATACCAAGCATTAAATATGGATGCTGTCACAGTCTTACCCATCTGACGAGATGCTAATACAATATTGAATCTTTCATTCTGTAGATTCTGTAGCATATCAATCTGATAATCTCTAAGTTTTACTTGTTGAATACCATTATCTGTCATTACAACTGCATACTTCTCTGCAAAATAAACAATATCTGCCGCACATCTAGCTAACTCAGCTATTTCCTCATCAGTATATTCAAATACTATATTACCTTTCTTTAGAAATTGTCTACCCTCGTAGAATGGCAACTTGATCTTAGGACGATAACCTTGGTCCATAGCAACCAATAAATCATTGATTTGCTTGGTTGACCAAACAATTCTCTCTGAGGCTGCCTGTGGCCCATCCTCTTTTGGAATCCATTTATTATCTCCTACGTAGTCTGACATTATTCTTCTGTTGGCTCAACATCCTCAATATCCTCTTCAGTGCCGGCTCCATCAATTCCAGCTCTAATTGCAGCCATTAAGTCTTTTGTACCTCTTTGGATATTTTTATTACCGGAATCTCCACCTGCTCCTTCAATCTCAGATTGATTCTGTCTCTGTTGATAGATTTCTATATCTCTAGCAATTCTTTTTGTTCCTTCTTCTGCAGCCATTAAATACATGGTCTGGGATTTAATAATATCTAACATTGACTTCTGTAAAGTTGCTAACACTTCAAACATCCTTGGTGCTAATTCACCAGAGTCAATAGTTTCTAGTAGAGTGGTAAGCGCTTTTTCACCAGCTTGTAATTGATAAATGAGAGAAGACATTGTCATCTCATCCATTTTCTTTTTAGCTTGAATATATTCATCCTTCTCAATAATATCTGCATCTAGATAAAATTTCATTAAAGAAGTTATAGTCTTTTGTGCTTTTTTAGTTGCACCCGCTTTTAGCTCCGTATAATTTACTATCGGTGCTAAAGTTGTTGGTTTAGCTTGAATAGGTAAATCCTGAGGATCGCTTTCCACATCCATTACTCCATCTCCAATCAGATCATCTAACTCTTGTCGTATTTGATCTGCTTGTTCGGATATAGTCTTTTTCTTTTCACTCATAATATGATATTATATTCTATATATCTAAGAAAATATCTAGAATTAAATGCTAACTTTACCTAGATTGATTATACCTTCTTAATTGAATAGATGGAATTGCATTATCAATAATGTCTGCTAATTGATTATCTCTAACGATATATTGTTGTAATATATTCCTATGTTGACCTTGGCCAATAGTTTTCTTAAATAATCTAACATTAGTTTGTTTTACTGCGCCAGGCATTAGAGCGTATTGTTTATCAGTAACCCATCCTTGTGTAGTACTCATGTTATGCTTAACATTCAGAACTTCAATTAAAGTCTGCTCGATTGGCATATTAGGATTTCTGTTACTAGCTGGATTTAATTTGTAAACATAACTCGCAATTTGTTTGTAAGAATTATTCAAATTAAATACTAACCCATACCACTCTCCCATCATAGGAGTAACTCCAAAGTCAAATGTAAATGTTTCACCGTTTACCATTGCCGT